TGTGGAGCTAACTGATACCAACCTTATGGGAGTCTTACACCCTGAAAGTCATACAAGTTAGGTGCTCCCATATGACCACTAGGATATATTTCAACCCATCCGGTGCCTACAATTGCGGCTTCGCCTAATGGCTTACCACTCTCATACACGATTATCTTCTGCATCAACCCTGTGAAAGTGGTTGGCTTCTTACCTTTCTTTTGTCTCTCGAATATCCCCTTCTTTGTCTCGCTCATCAGATTTCACCGGATTCATTGTTTTCAGTTTAATCTCCCTATCAATAAGAGAGATTGAGTATTTGGTAGAATCATAGAGGCCGTCTGTTTTGCATTTACGTAGCAATGCATCGAGACTGCCTCTAATCTTCTTTAGTTCGTCTAGTGTCAAGTAGCTCACTTCACAGTCACTTTAATCGCACACTTCATACCGCATGTGAAGCGTGGTTGATTATGAACAGTGCAGTAACCACACATTAAGTGACCGGGTGTTCCCACCTTGTCACACTTAATACGTTCGTTGCAATCACAGTGGGTATCAGACCCACAATGTGGACATTCGTCAGGCATTAGTCCACAGTTTCGACGCTAATCGGTGGATGGTCACGACGAACGATTGCGACAATCTTGACGACTACGACGGTATCAGCGCCGCCACGAATCTGCTGCTTTGCGTCAGCAATTGCATCGTCAAGAGTTTCGCGTGTGCAATCAGCATTGCTACCATGCTGAATTGACTGCCCGATGTGTCGCGCACCAACGTAATACTTCTTCATAGTTTCCTTTGCAGGTTGAAATCCAGTAAACTCACCGGAATAGTTAGGGTCATTAGGAACATAAGTATCAAGTCCCCATACATTCACAGGACGACGCCGACGACGTAAACCAAATGCTGACATTACAGGCATTTAGCACTCACATTTCTTAGGAATTTCCATGAGCCATGCTGCGAAATAGATGTTTCGCGTAGGATGGTCAGGAACTTTCAGTCCCGGCAGCTTAGTAATGTCTACATCCTTTGGATGCACAAATACATCTGTGCCACCCATGAAGTCTGAAGGCATTATTAATACTGCCTTACCTTCTCGAAGTGCGCGAGCCTTAATCTGATTCAGTGTGCAACGATTACACTGACTCATTCCATCTGTCCTATCACAGATTGAATCTGTTGTTTCAGTTTATCCAAACGATAACGATAATCACGTCGGATTTCACGTAACACTCGTTTATCGTATGGACCTAGTGATTTGTAGAGTTTGTTAAGTCTGCTGGTATTCTGTTCCATCAGCTTAACGTCACCCCACAATTCTATCCATTGGTCACGAGTAAGACTCATTTGGGTTTCAATTCTGGATGCTTCTTCCGCCAATGGAATGCATCCTGTCTATGTTCTTCCGCCATTACTCCACTGAAACGCTTACGATTAACTCCAAGTTCACGATTGGAGATTTCAAGCGCGCAGAGTCCACAGATTGGTTTGGTGTATCCCTTACCACCAATGAACAATTGTGAGAGATATCCTACGTCTGGATACTCCCACTTACATTCAGCACACTTCTCGACAACTTCTCCACTCTTGAGTTGTCTGCTCATATTCCACGTTTATGATTGACAATGTGATTAATCATGTCGTCAATCATCTCCTTAGTAATAGTTTGGCCGAAGATATCTTGCATCTCGACCACTTCTAAATCAGTCTGTGGAACTGGTGTAACTGGCCCCCATTCTGCTTTAATGGGCACAATGTCAATTACACCCGGAGCATTCTTCATTGTGCCCTTATCATTAACAGCAATGACAGAGCAGAGAACTTCCTGCAATTCCACGTTGACTTTCTCGACGTGTATGATGACCTGCATACCTTCGAACTTGTCGATAGGTATTGGCCCATGCCTAAACTTTATCCTTGGCATGTTACATAGTCACAGGGTTATTACCAACAATCAGTGACAGGTTCTTGTTCTTGTTAAGTTTCGCAGCCTGTGTGATTTTGGTTTTACCAGTATTACCTGATGCCGCCTTCTTTGCCTTATGTTTTGCGACAATACGTTCTGCCAATGCTTTGGCAAAATCATTCTCACTCCACGTAGGCACCGGCTCACCTTTATTCATTGCAAGGTGGAAGTTCTTACGCTTTTCCTCGACAATCATATCGAGGTCAAAATCAATGGTTCCCTCAGCTTCAGGACACGTAATGTTAATCACACCTGACAACTGACCGATACGACGGAAGCGTCCCGGTGTGGCTTGGTCCTCATTCTGTGGATTCCACTGTCTTTCATGCAATACACTGTCAGCGCAGGTCTGAAGATTCAGTCCCTCACCACATGCCAGTGTAGATGCAATCATGATAACTCTCGGTGTGGCATTGAATCGTTCCTGTATGTCATATCCCTCAGGCTTACCAGTGTGAGCCGAGGTATACGCCATTACAAGAATGCCCTCATCTTTGAGTTCCTGCGCTAATTCATACCAATCAGGGTTTGTTTCCTTATTGGTATCTTTCAACGCATTGAACATCAGTTGACCTACATCCTTATGATGCACAAACACCACAAGTTTACGGTCAGTAGTTTCGACAAATTCCTCGATGAATGATAGTGTAGCTGGTATCTTCGCAAGTCCTGTGATGTGACGCATACGCGCCATCTGTGCGAGGATTTCAATACCAGATACTTTATCTTCTTCACCACCAATCACGAACTCGTTATACCAATCAACGAATTCTGATTCTGAATCGTCGTATGTATTCTGCTGAAGCTCATCCAACTTAACATTGAGCTTCATACGGTTTACGTCAGGGAATTCATCCATAACCTCGTTGTATTCACGACGAATCAACAGGTTAGACACGAATTCCTTGAACTTGGCAGGATTCTTAATCCCACCCATCTTACGCTTGTTACCCTGCCAGTAATACTCAACATGGGTATCAAGATACGCCTGATGTGAGTAGAACTTGATAGGGTCCATCAGATTGAGCGCGGGGAAGAATTCACCACCACGATTCTTCCAAGGTGTTGCTGACAGTGGAAGAACCTTACAATCTGCATTGGCACTAACAAGTTTCCGAACTTCCTGTGTGCGCGACGAATCAGGGTTCTTAATCTGCTGAACCTCGTCGAGAATCACAAGTTTAATTCCCAATGCGTGTAGTTTCTCACGTGGGAATCTACGGAGCAAATCATACGGGATAATATAGATTTTCAATCCCGGCATCAAGTAATCTCTACTTGTGCTAATGATTTGTCCAATGAATTCAGGACCGAGCCATGCTACTGCTTCCTTAAACCACTGGAATTTAATAGCTGACTTCGTGGTAATCATCACAGGACAAACTTTAGCTGCGTGGAACTTGATGATAGCTAATGCTTGAACTGTCTTACCCAATCCCATATCATCAAAGATGCCAAAACCTTTCTGCATTGCTAAGCCAGTCTCAGCAGCGCGGGCACCAATGACTTGAAAGTTAAAGAGTCTGAACTCCTTACACTTCTTACACTGATTCGTGGAGATTGTAATCTGTTTCTGTTTGGCCTCTTTTACTTCTTCCTTAGTGGGCCATTCATGCTTACAGGCTGCAATCTCAGGCTTCCAAAAGTTGCGAACCATTGTCTCGTAGGGTGTCCCACGAGGAATAACTTTCTTAATGATGTGGAAGCATTCGAGGGTAATCATTTTAACCTGATTACCTTCTTTATCGACTGCTTCAATTGAAAACTTCTCGACTGCAACCTTACCACACTCCGGGCACTTATCCTGCAAACGTGTAACCTTGTGAGTTACATTGCGGACAATATGCTTAACTTCCTTTTCCTCAACCTCGATTTCTACCATATGCCCCGACCTGATAGCGTCAAGGATATGCTCAGGAATATCGAGATGTGAGCATGGCATTGTGTTCGTGCAGCCAATATCACGCGCTTTCGTAGCCCATACATCATTATGCCGTTGTCCCGGCGTAAGTGCGTGGGCCACTTCATGCAGAATAGTATCCCTAACTTCTGCATCAGGATGAATATCGATATGGAATGCGTTGAGGATAATAACTTTATCCTTGTAAACACACATACCGAGAAATGACTGTTTAGGGTCATGAGTAATTCTCACGCCCCAATCTGATAATCCGTGCTTGGCTAATTCAGCCTTACACAGATTATGCGCTTGTGTTCTGTCCATTACTAATCACCTCTACAGGTTGATTACCGGAATAGTTGTCACACTCACGGCAAACCTCAAAACAATCAGCTTGCTTGGGTGTAGACATCGCATAGTGAAAAGTGTATTTCTTGCAGACTTTGCAGAAATACCATCCGTCGCCGAGCCACATATTAGGATTGACAACCTTACCTGCTTTGTCTAAATCCTGTCTAGTATGAGCAGTAAATGTATTCTGCCCATATGTGAGAGTCTGGGGCATTTTATTGCTCCGATTTAATTTCGGATACCACCTTCTCAGAATCAGAAGGTATAGGCGCCGCTTCCGATTGAGCTTCCTTAATAGACTTCCGGAGCTTATTAGCCGCTTGCTCAACAGTAAGTCCCCCACTTACAACCATCATCTGAAGTGTGAATTCAGAGATGCCTAATTCTGAAGCGTATTTCCTCAATTCCACCTTGTCAAGTTTCTTCTTTGCAGTTTTAATAGCCGCTGGTTTGACAGGCTTAACTGCATTAGGCTTGTAGTTGATATCCTGAATCTTGAGCTTTTCACGCTCCTCTGCCCTAAGTGTATTAGCCAGAGTATTCAGGTATGTCTGTATGGCCTTCTGATTGTTTGTCGCCTGAATTATCTGTTCGTTGGCGTCAAACACTACTTTCTGAAAGTGCTCAAATCGCTTAGTTAATTCCTCAGCGAGAGCATATGGCTTATTAACAATAGTGGAGTCATTGTCAATAGCCGCTTTCAGGTCAGTAATAGATACTGTGGCTGCATTGAATATGTCGCTACGCACTGTAACGGCACTATCAATAGATTGTGATGCTGCCAATGCCTTATTGAGAGCATTAGTTTTAACAGCATCATTCTGTGCTGCGACACGTTGTTCTGCCGTAGCTTTTAGTTCTTTCTGTGCATCCATTTCTTTCTGATAGCAGGATTCACAGACAATCATTCCGGCGTAAGAGCGCAGGTTCTCAGTAACCTCGCATCCTACAAGTTCGATTTCACATTGTTTTATCGCCATTTTATCCTATCACTCTACAGTAGACAGAATTCCGAAAGTGTCACAAAAGGTGGACATCGTGCTACCGTGTGAATGTGCAATTTCTATGCCTGCCAAACCGTGCAATTCTGAGCACAAAGTCAACCTATTGAGTGACTATTATCCACAAAGTCACGGAAAAGTAGACTTTCTGAACCATAGCGAAACAAAGGCGAATATTCCATAATCCGTATCAGTTATAATATTGCAACTGTCAATGGTTACAGTGTTATGGTCTAGCTTCCGGAATGTATATCAGTTGGATTCCGTAAGTTATTACCATACGGTTTCCATACGGTTTCCGTCCGGGTTCCTGCCGGGTTCCATACGGTTTCCCTACGCCCGGACTGCCCTAAGTCGTTGATTCTGAAGGACTTACGGCGGACCCCCGGAGATTATATCACATCTTACCCCCCTTGTCAAGTGTGTCATTTCTACCACACTTTCGGATGGTGGGATAATATTATATTTATAAAAAAAAAAAAAAAAATAAAGAAAAACACTACTACTAGCCCAACCCGGTCTTAAGGGTGCCTCAATATTTTGCCAGAGTCGGGGGGTGTCCGCTAAGTCGTTGATTATCAGGCGCTTAGGTCGAATTGGACCGTATGGAGGCCGTATGGAGTCCGCCTAGAAACCGTAAGGACTACGTAAGGAAACCGTAAGAAACAGGTTCCAATAATGATTTGAGACATTATTTTGCGCTAACAGTGACCTAAATGATTAGCAATGAGACATATGCGCAGCATATCATGTTTTTAATGATACTTCCGGAAGTCATAATGGAAACTGGCGCGTTTCGATTGGCCCCAGATAGGGTCTATTCTCAATAGAATTGACCTATTGAGCGACTTATATGTGCGGGAATAGTGGAGTAGCGGCCTAGGTCGAGAAAACGCGCGTGAGAGGCGTATATCGAGACTTTCGCCCAGAGGCGAAGACAATAATATTGAGATAAAAGTATGTCTACGTGATTAGCAATAACACTTCGCGTATCGCGAATAGGACTATGCGATTAGCAGATATCGCCTACGCCGTAAATTTTGTGCAGATTTGTGTAGCGGTGGCGAGGGAAGGGGGATTTCTCCCCCTCGTATTACCTGACTGCGCGGACTGCAATGTTATTCTCCCGACGGTAACGGTCCTGCTCAGCCAGCCGTGAGAGAATTTCCTGCGTGGTGAATGTTCCGGAAGTGAGAGTCTGCACCTTGCGCGCATTACGCAGAAAACGTGCAGCCTGCGACGGCGATACTGACATCAGCCAGTTGAGAATCTGAGAATCTGTCACGATACACCTCAGTTAAAAGTAGTGGAGAAAAGAGACGGGGGGATATTGAGTCCCCCCATCTTCCGGAAGTGTTACGCCGTCGCCGACGCTGCGAGCAAAGCTTCGACCTGCTTGCGTGCAACGTCTTCCGCAATACCCAAGCGGATGTAATCGCGCACCATCCGCTCTTTGATTTCCTCGGGGGAAACTTCCGACGGACGATACGGAAGCAAGGCAGCCTGATACGCATTGCTGCGTGCATTCGCCTTGAGAACATCGTTGACCATTCCGACGATGCTCCACTTCTTCTCAGCGATAACGGCGGAAGCTTCCGTATCGTTATCGCACACCTTGTAGTCGAAAGACTTTTCGACCTTCTCGCCAGCCTGCGGGTGGCCGTCGGGAATTGCGAACGTGAACTTACCAGTTTTGTTCTGCACTGAACTGTCCTCAGTTGTGGGCAGGATTGCCCGACTTGCAAAGTAAGTGTAACACAGTTTCCGGCGCTTGTCAAGTCCTTTCTTTTGTCCGTCCGTAGCGCCGTCCGTCCGTATCCCATAGTAAAGCATCGGACGTGCCACAACGTTGCTCAAAATTCCTAATGTTTTGACGTGTCGGCTATTCCGGAAGTCAGATAATCGGATGCCGCTGAGAGGAATGTCGGCGTTGGGACGGATTTTCCCACGAATGCGCAGGTTTACATGGGATTTCCACGAGTGTCATAGTGTGTAATAGTGTGAACTTTATGGGACAAAGTTGCACGTCAATGCCCGGACCTGCACATAAAGGCACTACACACCCCTGCACACCCCTGCACAAAGAGTCTCATCATTGCACACTTTTGCGCGAAGATTGAAATACACCCCCGGAGCATGAAAATTTAGAAAATAGAGTCTCATATTATGGTCCCATATCCATAGTCCAGCTATAGAATATAGGTAGAAAGAAAATTTGACTTTCAGTCGATAGTATGCTAGTCTGAACGCTGGCAGGGTCCGACTGAAAAGTCAGCTTCCGGAATTCAATAGGAAGGTGTATGGCTGCAACAGTTACGGTAACAGGAACAGTAGGTCCAGGCAGAACCTTGACCGCTGGTGTCTTCACAGGTGTCACGGAATTTCGTGTTGACACTGTGCAGAATATGATTTACCTTGAGTCTGCTCAGGGTAGAAAAGAAGTCAGCATCAATGCTGCAACTACTATTACTGCTACCAAGTCTGGTTCAACCTACACTCTGACAATCTCATAACCTTTAACAAGGAAAAGAGATGGGAATAGAAATACAACCAGACGGCACTCCAATTCGTGTTCCTGATACACCTAACGAACCCGATAAAAAAGTTACGTCTGATTTTGTTGCGCAGGTAATGGAGTCTCAGACTCAACCTTTACAGACTGAATCATTGTCTGAGAAGGCTGATGTTAAGCCAGTAGAGACTATACCTGCAACTGGTCCTGGTAATCCCACACCACAACACAATCATCTCGTTGATTCCGCGAGGAAGTTCAATGAGAATCTCACCCTTAAGAATAGGGTCCACGAAATTATAGGCGACCCTCCCACACTAAAGCTGGAAGTTAATGCTCGTGTGATGGCTGATATCCGATTGACATTGAAAGATAATGGCATGGATACCCAGCAGCAGGAACATGCTTTACAGCGAATTGGTGAAATCCTCCAAGAGGAAGTCGCAAGACAGTCTCGCGAGGAATAACCATGCCAATGGGAATAGTTACGGATAAGGATTTCGAGTCTGAACTAACCAATGTTCAGGATAAGAAAGTTCCGTCTGTAACTATTCCTTCAACTAAACCTCCTGTAATCGAAGGAGAAGTATTACCAATTGAACGTGGTAGAGGTAATGGTAATATTCAGACGCCTGACTCGATACGCAAACTCATTGCTGATACTGCCAATACTGAAGGTAGACAGGCAGCAGTTGAATTGGGTAAGAAGTTTGGTCTGTCTGAATCTAGCATTGCTGCATACTCCGTTGGTGCAAAGAGCACGGCCTCATACCATGATAGACCAAATGTTGGTATTGTCGATGGTGCGCGGGCCGCCGTTCAGAGTAGAGCAATAGTTAAACTAAAGAGAGCACTACATCATATCACTGATGACAAACTGAAAGATGCCAAGCCACGAGAATTAGCAGGCATCGCGAGGGATATGTCTGCTGTTGTAAAGGCTATGGAACCTGAGACTCCTAAGAGTGATGGAGTAAATACAGGTGGTGGTCCAGCCTTCGTATTCTACGCTCCTAAGTTCCGTAAAGAGGAACATTACGAGACTGTATACGCGAAGGAATAAGGATGCCGCCTGCTGTGATTCAGATAGACTGGAACGCAATCGTTACAACTGTATTCAGCAGTATGATGATTGCATTGATTGTAACTGGTATCAAGAGTAATAGGATACTCAATAAGATAGTAGACCAGATAGGCACCAATCATCCACCTGAGGGAATTCTCGGAAGACTTAGTAGAGCAGAAAGCGAACTCTATCAAGTGCGGGAATGGGCTATCAGGCACGGTTATGATAGGCGCCATGAACCAGAGGGGTCCACTTAAACGTAAGATACGTAAGCGTGAAGATGCACGCAATGTATCTAAAGAACGGAAAGGTTATTGGGGTTGTGAAACATGCTTCGTTCACAATCGCAACAACCTTTCGTTTTGTTTTAACTGTGGTGCTAAACGAAAATCATGATGACAACCATTCCGATTGGTAGACCCCATGTAATGGTAACAAATCAAGCATACGCCGTTCCTGGTGCGCGTGTGCTGATTCATGTTACTGGACTTGGCGCAGGAGCCATTGAGTTGTCTGATGATAATTCTACATGGACTGCTGCAACATTAGACGATGATGAGCAGATTGAATGTGCTGCTGCATTCATTCGTTGCACTACTGCTGCTGATGCAGGAATCATTAGGGCTGTGAGAGTATAGGGGGTGAATACTTTGAACTTCATCACTGGTGTCGTGAAACTGATTCCATTAGTAATTGGAGCAGTTCACGCAGTCGAATCTATTGCCGGTAAAGACAAACACGGCAAGGAAAAACAGGACGCAGCAATAGACGCTATTGGTGCAATGATTTCATCTGCTGAACTTACATTCGGTAGGGAAATCATGGATGTTCCTGAATTCAATTCTCTCGTTCGTAAACTGATTGACGACTACGTTGCAGTTCAAAACTTTGTGAAGAAATGGAAAGAATCACAACAGCACTAATCGGACTACTTCTATTCGCAGGAATCTGTAACGCGCAGGTTCCAGCAACTATCGCCAATTTCAGATATGATTCACCGAATGTAGCATTCGATGGCACTGAAGGTAATAGTGCGCAGGAACAGCAGAATGGCTACATTACACGAATCAATCTGAATGGCGTTCGCACACAAGTTATTGCCACATGCACAGGTGCCACGAAACCGTGGGTCTGTGAGATTGGCAATGTGCCTTTTCTAATTGGGCACAATGTTCTGTATGTAACTATTCAACGGAATACTCCATGCACTCCACCAGAGGGTGCTACTCCTGATTACTGTAATGAGTCTGGTCCTAGTAATCCACTCACTGTGTTTCACGCTGTAAACCAGAGAGAAGTGATTACTAATACTCAGACTCAGCTAACACTTCAGTGCCAAGAAGGTTCGTATGCAGTTACAAGGATAACTGATGCAACTAAATTGGCATCGATTATCAACGCGATTAAACGTCCTGCGGTCGTGTCGAACATTCTGGCAACACAAAATGCCATCTATTTTTTCACTTGTATTCCCGTATCTCAGTGAAAAGGCTAGACGTAGAATGGCCAACGAAGGTAAGGACAAATCTCGCATAGATGTGCATGTTCACATCCATGACGACGCAAGCGACGACAACAACAATAAAGTTCTGAAAGCCATAGCAGAACTTAGGAGGGAATTCATGGCGAGTGTGCAGCAGTTTCAGGATGCGCTGGCTGCGGTCGATGCCGAGACTACACGTATCGGTGAATTGATTGCGCAGCTTGTGTCACAGTTGAATCGCACGGATTTGACTGAGGCACAGGAAGCAGAAATTCTCGCAAGTCTCACAGCTGCGTCGAATCGGCTGAAGACTGTGGGAGCGGATGTAACAAATCCTGTTCCCGACCCAACGCCGGAAATCCCGGTCTAGTTCTAAAGCGTGAACGTCACTAGTCGGTAATGCAAGAATGTCTTTTGATAAAGGTTATTGGGAACCAAACCGAAAACAAGAGCCTTTCTTAGCGTTACCGACTAGTATTTTCGAGGCTTTCTACGGTGGCGGTGCTGGTTCTGGTAAGTCTGACGTATTACTAGTTTATGGGGTATGCCGTCAATGGCATGAGAATCCCCGATTTAAGCAAGTTTTTATGCGCAGGACGTATCCTGAGCTTAAGAACGAAATAGTAGGTAGAAGCCGCGAGGCATATACTAAACTCGGTGCAACTTTTAATAAAACTGATATGGTTTGGACATTTCCACGTCCTGACCAAGCTGGTGGGACTGGCTTAAGTAATGCTGGTGCTCAAATATTCCTCGGCCACTGTGAAAATGAAGTTGATGTTCACAAGTGGGACTCGATGGAAATTAATCTGTATACTCCTGATGAGTTAACCTCATACACTGAATGGATTTACACCTACATTGCATTCCAACGCGTAAGAACTAGTGACCCACTATTACCAGCTATTGTAAGAGCGGCTGGTATGCCGGGAGGTATTGGGCATACATTCGTTAAGAAACGTTTTATTGCACCCTGTAAAGAAGGTGGCAAGGTCATCATCGGTAAGGGTGGAATTAAACGCTTCTATGTTCATGCTACAGCGGCAGATAATCCACACGTTGACCCAGATTACACGGCACGTCTGGAAGGTATACCGTCAGAAGCAGAACGTAAAGCGAAGAAGTTTGGTGATTGGGACTCTTATCTCGGACTTGTATTCGATGAATTCCGAGATAGGAAGTTTCAGGATGAACCTGATAATGCGTTACACGTAATACAACCTTTCCAGATTCCTAATTGGTGGCCTAAGATGGTCATTGGTGATTGGGGATTTGCGGCGATGTGCTACATAGGATTCTATGCCATATCGCCAAAGAAAAGATTGTATCTGTATCGCGAACTGTATTGGTATAAGACCAAGATTAATGAATGGGGTCCAGTAGTTAAGGACTTCATTGAACGCGAGGAACCTCGTGTAGTTAAGTTTTGTCAATCTGCTAAGCAGGATAGAGGGTTAGAACACACTATTCAACAGCAGATTGAAGAAGCACTAGGTAGAACTATTGACCTAACTACTAATTCACCTGGTTCTCGTGTGGCGGGTAAGATGAACGTCCACGAGTATATGAGGTGGAAGCCTAAACCCGTATTACCACATTCCGAGATGCCCATTTACAGTGAAGAAAGGGCAATGTGGATTATGCGTAATCGGGGAATAGATGAATATAAGTCATATTTGAAACTATTTGACCCTCCTGAGGCTGAATCTTTAGATACTATTCCGAAATTGCAAATATTTTTGTGTGACCCTAACGTAGAAAATCACGAGGGTCATCCTAACTGTTGTCCTCAGATGATTGAATCCATTAAGGCTTGCAACTATGCTGAATCGAAAGATGATAAACCAGCAGAAGATGTTGCAGAGTTTAATGGAGACGACCCATATGATGACTTGAGATATGCTTGTGACTCTGCTGAGAGATACTTTGATGAGTCACAAGAGGAATTCAGGAAGGTTCAAAAAGAAGCTGCGCTCATAGCACAGTTGAACGCTACTCAAGACTGGACTGCATACTATAGGAATATGCGAACTATCGAGGCTGGTGAGTCAGTTCAGATGGTTAGTAGATTCCACAAGAGGCATTAATGTTCTTACTGGATTGGTATAAACAGTGGAAGCAGATTCGTTCTGATTTCTTCCAACCACCTGTTTGTGCTTCATGTGAAGCATTAAAGGAGACAGTTAATAGTCTCCAATATCAGAATAGTCAATTGTTAGCAGCATTGACTAGAACTCCACCAACTGAACCCAGAGTTGATTTGGGTGGTCTAAAGCCTGTATTGCCACACAGAATACCGTGGAAGCAACAAAGGCAAATGTTAGAGGCAGAAGATAGACATAATGCCCAATTACTTAGAAAGAAACAAGAGGAAATGAATCCTCGACCTACTACACCTATTGCAACTGTGGCATCAACTACTCTTGAAGAACTAGAAAGAGAAGTTGGAGTTGTAGACGAAGATGCCGGAAAAGAAAGAGAAACCAACACAGCCTAAACATACGGTTGATACGCAGCCATCTCAGTCAATGTTGAGTAAGTTCTTTTCTCCATTGACTGATATGCCGTCTCGTATGGCTTCAGATTTTGTTCGGGACACTAGTAGAGTGCCTGAAGAAAATGTGTGGCTGGCTCGTGGTAAAGGATTTCTTCAGGGTGCTGCGCAAGGTGCAGGAGACTTAATGTCAGACATGACAAGTCCTGCTAGTCTTGCAGCAATGTATATTCCTGAAGTAATGTCAATGCGTAGGGCTGGTAAAGCATATTCGGCAGCACGAGAGTTGTCGATGCCTCGCATTAATGCTAGACCAGAACTAGGAC